ATGGCGTTAAAGTCAAAGATTGTAGTGTTAGAATACACTATGAAGATAACAGGCGTAAAGGAAGAAGCTGGGATATACCACTGACTAATAATAAATTTATTATGTTTCCATCAACTAATATGTATTATTTAACTAACAATCAAAAGGATAGTTTAAATTTTGTGCAAACTATAACATATGAATATATCTAATTACTATTGGTATTTTAAAAGTGCACTCACACCAAGATTTTGTGATGAAGTAATACAATATGCTAATGCACAAAAAGAAGTTATGGCTAGAACAGGTGGGTTTGGTGAAAAAGAATTAAATAAACAAGAAGTATTAAATATGCAAAGAAAAAGAAAGTCAGATTTAGTATGGCTTAATGACCCTTGGATATATAAAGAATTACACCCATACGTTCACGAAGCAAATAGTAAGGCTGGTTGGAATTTTGATTGGGAGAGAAGTGAGTCCTGTCAGTTTACAAAATATAAACTAAATCAATATTATGATTGGCATTCAGATGGTTGGCCAAAACCCTATGATCGACCAGGAAATCTAGAACACGGTAAAATTCGAAAACTATCTATGACTTGTCAGTTAACAGATGGTTCAGAATATAAAGGTGGAGAGTTAGAATTTGATTTTAGAAACTATGATCCACATATGCGAGATGAATCAAAACATAGTATACAATGTAAAGAGATATTACCAAAAGGATCTATTATTGTATTTCCTAGTTTTGTATGGCATAGAGTTAAACCAGTAACATCAGGCACAAGATATAGTCTTGTGGTATGGCATTTAGGGAGGCCTTTTAGATAATGTTTATAAATAGTTATTTTCCAACTGTAATATGGAGTGAAGAAAAACCAGAGTTTGTTAAATCGTTAAACAAAGCAAGTAACAAATATATTGCTGATGCTCGTAAAAGAGAAAAAAAATTTATAAAAGAACACGGTGATTTTGGTAGATCATACCACTCAACACCACTTACAGCTGATAATGATTTTTTAGATTTTAGAAATTATGTTGGTCAAAAATCTTGGGAATATTTAGATCACCAAGGTTACGATATGGAAAAATATACAACTATGTTTTCTGAATTATGGGTACAAGAATTTGCTAAAAAAGGTGGTGGTCATCATTCTGCACATATACATTGGAATCAACATGTATCAGGTTTTTATTTTTTAAAGTGTTCAGATAAAACTTCTTTTCCAATTTTTCACGAACCAAAGACTGGTGCAAGATGTACAAAATTAAAAATGAAACCAGATTTAAAAGGTGTATGGCCTGGTCATGAACAATTTCATTTACGCCCAAAACCAGGGACATTAATGATATTTCCAGGTTATTTAGAACACGAGTATGCAGTAGATTTTGGTAAAGAACCATTTAGATTTATACATTGGAATATACAAGCAGTGCCAAAAGAAATGGCTAAAGATGTTTAAAGTAAAAAGTAATTTTTTTAAAAAAGATGATTTTAATAAAATGAAATATATTGTTACTCACCCTAATTTTAATTATTTTTTACAAACTTCGGTAGTAGAAAAAGATGATAATATTTATTTTAGTCATATTTTTTATAATAATGGAGAAATAAAAAGTCCTTTTTACAAAGACATTGTAATACCATTTATTAATAAATTGAAAATTAAAAAATTATTAAGATCAAAATTAAATTTGTATCCTAAAACACATGAACAAATTATTCATGGTTTTCATATAGACAGACTAGATAAACATAATGTTGTTTTATTTTATTTTAACACAAACAACGGTCAAACGTTATTTAAAAATAAAAAAATAAATTCTAAAGAAAATAAAGTTGTAATATTTGATGGTTCTTTAGAACACTCTAGTACGACTTGCACTGATGAAAATTATAGAATTACTTTAAATATAAATTATGAGTTTTAAAAAAAATAAATATACAATTATTCGCCAAGCAATATCAAAAGATTTAGCGGCTTTTATTAGAAATTATTTTTGTATGCAAAAACAAGTTTATGATACTTGTAAAGAAGCTAAATATTTTTCTCCATTTGAAAATATACTTGGGTACTATGAAGATCCAGTAAATGGTCAAATACCAAATACTTATTCTGCTTATGGTAATATTGCTATGGAAACTTTATTACTTAAATGTCAACCAGGTATGGAAAAAGCTACAGGATTAAAATTATATCCAGCTTACACTTATGCAAGAATATACAAAAAAGGTGATGAATTAAAAAGACATAAAGATAGATTCTCTTGTGAGATATCTACTACTATGAATCTTGGTGGTGATGATTGGCCTATATATTTAAGTCCAAATGAAAATGTAGGTATACCGGATGGTAAAAAAATAACTACTATTAGCCAAGCAAAAGGTGTCAGAGTGGATTTAAAACCTGGTGATATGCTAGTTTATTCTGGCTGTGAGCTAGAACATTGGAGAGAAAAATTCAAAGGCAAAGAGTGTGTACAAGTTTTTCTGCATTATAACAATCGTAAGACTCCGGGAGCGAAGGATAACATGTTTGACAAGCGTCCACATTTAGGTCTTCCTTCCTGGTTTAAACGATGATATAATTCTTAGATGGAGGCAGGGCACCACCACATACCCCCTGTCTCCTTTTAAGGATTATATTATATGTATTTTGGAGGAACACCCTTTGCAGCGTCTCCTTTTGGAGATCCCGGTTTTAACCCTAACGCTTTTGTTAATGTTACTGGTTCTAGAATAAACGAATCTACTGGATCAGTTACATTAGTCGGTAAGGCTAATTTTGCGGTAACGGGTAGTAGAGTAAATTTCTCAATAGGTAATACTACAATTATAGAAGGTGTTGGTGTTATAGTTACACCTGATGGATCACAAGTTAATATTTCTACAGGTGATCCAACTATTGTAGCTAAAGCTGTAACTGCCATTACAGGAAGCAGAATAAATTTAAATACAGGAACACCTACTTTTGCCTCTAAATATTCTGTAACAGGAAGTAGAGTAAATTTAAATACTGGATCACCAACTATAGTTGGAAAAGCAGTTGTTGAACCTGATGGCTCACAAATTAATTTAAATACAGGTGATGTAACAATATCTGCAGATGCGGTGGTATCTGTAACAGGTAGTAGAATAAATTTAACAATTGGTAATGCTGATGTAGCAGCAAATGCAACAGTATCTGTAACAGGAAGCAGAGCAAACTTATCTTCTGGAACAGTAACAATAACTGCGGACGCTACAGTTTTACCAACAGGATCTAGAGTAAATTTAGCTACATCAGATGTTTTAATTAGAAAATGGGATGGTATAGTGCCGGGAGTTTCAATGACTTGGGATAGCACAAGCTTCCCAACAGCGAGGTAATAAATGTATTTTGGAGGATCGTCATTTGCAGCAGCACCATTTGGAAGTTCTGGTGGTATTAGTATTAGAGCTGCAGTTACTGGTAGTAGAGTAAATTTAAGTTCAGGTTCTCCAGTTATAATTGGTAAAGCTCTTGTTGTTCTTACAGGTAGTAGAATAAACGCAACAATTGGTAATGTTACAACTAGAGTTGATCAACAAGTGGCAGTAACGGGTAACAGAATAAACCTTGCAACAGGCACGGTAGATGTGATATCATGGAACCCGGTTCCCCCAGGGGTGAATCAAACATGGGTCCCTATTGACCCACTAAACCCATAGGAGAAATATGGCATCAAGTACGTCGAGTGATTTAAAAC